AAAACTTGGAATCACTCTTGCACATCGGACCATTCTTGGGTCCATATAACCACTCCGCGAACTCTGTTTGCCCTCCTGGGATTTTGGAAACTGGCATCGTCACAAACTGCCTCTCCATGGCGTTTCTCAGATACTTGGGCATGGCAGTCCTGGACCGTCCACTGTCGTAAGGGATCCGGTCACTCGTATACCTCTTGACATGAGGCCTGACGGTGGGGTAATAGCACGCCTCGAGCCTGTTGGGAGCCTGCGAGTAATCCGTCATCAACACGTTACCCATAGGGTTATCCATGGTGGGTTTCTGGCACGTCGCCTCAGGAGAGCTGGGCGCCTCACCGTAGCTCTCCTTGACCATCTTAGACTTATAAAGAACGTAAATAACACCCAAAATAGTTGTGCCTAAGATAAAGACACGGGGATCGCGCCTGATTAAATATAGCAGGGCAGAAGCGTAAATGATAAACCTCGAAGCGGAGTTGATTCGGTCTTCTGGGGTCTGTTTAGAATTAGGCCAAAATTGTAAAAAGTTTTTATCATCAACGAGTTGGCGAGGATCGTCGAACCAAACCTTCTTCATTTAGTATAAGCCCAGGTTTATTTTTTTGGACCGAGACCACCGAGCATGCTACCCATCATCTTCATAAGAGCGTCCTCATTCAACTCACCACCCTCTTCCTGTAGCTGAGACGCGACACCCTGCGCGAGTGCCTCAATCTGAGCCATCTTGTCTGGGGGGAGAGCCATGATCGTAGTGCCCAGCATGTATAGAGTCTGGAGATACTGCCACGTCGCCTCCTTGGTGTTGGCAGACATACGCTCCCAATAGGAGGAAAGGTCGAGATCCTTGAGAAAATCAATCTTAGAACACTCCTCGAGGAGAAACTTGTCATCCTTCGCTGAAATCTGATCAGCGTAGGGGGTGACACCCTGCATGAAACCGTCGACGACGAGGCGAGGGTTGGTGGATTTTAACACATCAAAAGATGTGAGCATTTTCTTGATGCCCTTTTCATCTGGAAAAGTCTTGTGCAATTCCACAAGAAATTGACCCATCATATCATTGAAAGCAGAGACAGACGCCATTTACTTGTTTTACAAATCTAATCTTTAAGTTTAGAAAGGCTCGGTTGAAATAGCCTCACGTTTACCAATACCACCAGAGACAATAAAGAATACGAGAATCGCGTTTAGGGTCGCGGGCTTGGTGTATTTGTTGAGCTCGAGTTTACCCTCGTTGTTGAGGTACGCCTTGAGATGAATGTAACCAGCCGTGATACCAGCCGCGATTAAAGCGGCGCTCACGGGATCTCTTAAATAATTGGACAGGTCTTCCATTTAATTATAACGGGGATTTTTTATCCTGCGCTCTGGTGCGTCACCGAAGAGGACTCCATCATCTTCGGGAGGCCTGGGTTGGAACTCACCCTGTTCACCTTGAGGTGGGGTATCTTGATATTCTTCAGGTTCGGGGTCCTCGAGGGGTGGAGCCTGCACACCCGGGACGGTTTTGAATTCATTCTCGAGACCGGTGAGTTGGGGTTCTGGTGCAGCCTCCTCTGTAGCCTGTGGCTCTTCACACGCCTCACCCTGAACTTCCTCCCCCTCTCCCTCTCCCTCTGGGAACGCGTTCGGATCGTCACCCTCATCCAACACTTCGGGGTCAGTGCTATCCTGAACGTCACCATCGAGGGAAATGTCTCGAGTCTCTTGGGACATGTAGGTTTGGAGAATTTGTTGGACAGGAATCAGTTCCTTCACAGTGTTCTCGATACAGTTCGAGAAGCGCGTGGTCAGATTATCGTCACGAACATACTCACTCTGTTCCTCATGGAAGATGTAAGGGTCTTTGTAGAGATCACGCGCGGCGTTGTTGTAACAGGTTTGAATGAAAACCTCCTCAGTGGGGAGTTTGAGGGCAATCTTCTTGTTGTCCGCCTTGAGACGGACCGCGGAGAGAATCTTCGTGCACGCCACGAAGACGGCAGCCAGTAGATCACTAAACCACGCACAGCGTCCGGTGATGTTGTCACTATGCCTCTTGGACATGGCGTTCGACCAGTTAGGCACCTCTTTCAGGAGTTTCTGAAACATGATCAAAACCTGTTTGCCCTTAGATGTCTTCACAGATTCATTGTACATTTCCTGAAAAACTTCAATCATAGCTGGACACATAATTAAACACATCTGCCCGAGGTATTCCTTCTTCGCTTCGACGAGAACGTTTAAATTGTCCATTTATGATTAAGGGGTTTTTTAAAATCAGAAATTACTACGCACTTCCCCTGTATTTATTCGCCATCTTCTTGAGGTTCATTAGATTGGGGAAATCATCTTCACTAGCCTTTTCGGTGCGCTCTTTTTTCTTCTTCGGGGTGTACCACGATATGTACAACTCACACTCGTTGATCATCTGCACGGTGAAACCACCGAGGACAAACTGCCTGGCCACGTATCGAGCAGCCTGTCCCCTGTCGAACGTTGGATACCCAACAAGAAAGTTGGGCACTGTTAAGAATATCTGTTTACAGCCGAGTTCGACCGACTGTTTGATTTTAGACGAAAACTGTTCATAGATTCTTGTATATATCTCCTTCTTGATACGTTTCCTCTTTTCATCAATTTTCGTCACGTCATTGATGCTTAACATTACTATTTACTGCAATTTATTTTTTACAGTTTCAAACCCACTTTTGATTGTTCTCTCAATTTTTTTGAGACCCCTCACGAGTTCGGGATCATTTTCCAAGTTGCGTAGGAAGTTGTCCGTCTTCTTCCTCGCCACATTGACATTCTCCTCGATGTCCTCCCTCAATTCGTGAAGTTCATTCTTGACCTGCTTGGTTTGGACATCCACCCCCACTGGTTCCTCGACATACACCCTGGTCAGTTCAGCGTTCGGATCTCTGAACACAGACATGGACGAATCAAAATCACTTTTGTCAGGGATGTGATTTTCCCTGACAAGTTTATAGTCTATAAAATCCTTACCCATTGTCTTCTCGTTGAACCCCAGGGTTTGATTAGGATTCTGGAACCCTATAGGTTGTGATCTTATGGCTAAAAGTTTCAGAGGTTTTCTGTCTTCCGCTATGAACCAGACAACTACGGAAAATCCAAATGAGAATCCATTCTTCTTCACAGTCATGAACTGACACTCATAGATGGTGGCTGTCTCCTTGACTAACTTCTTCATCGAAGTAGTCTCTATGATGTAATTTGAAATCCCAGTCCTCTTGTGTATCTCTTTGTTCGTTTTGAGAACAATGCTCTCCATCAGGTCAGCGTTCGCGTCGTTCTTCACCTGCTCGTATCCGGTGAGATTAGGAAAGGGATCCATCAACTGAGTTTCCCTCGGAACTGTGTATCCTGAGAATCCAAACAAGTCGTAATGTTCGTTCTCGTTGGTCAGAATGAACACGACGACCAATAGTATGAAGGCGAGGAGGTAGTTCATATTATAAGTATGCGTTAATTTTTTTTTGAATTTTAACTTGTGAAATAGTAGATGTCACTTTTAATTTACAGTCCCAGATGTAAATTTTCCATGGAAGTCATTGAATACATCAATCAGCATCATCAGCTCAAGCAACTCGTGCATTACCACAACATAAATACACAGGGTATACCATCCAGTTATAAGAATAAAATCACCCGAGTGCCCACGATGTTGACACAGAATGGTAAAATCCTCGTCGGTAACGAAATCAAAAACTGGTTGGACTCCCTTCTCCCAGCGAAAGAGATATCCCACAGCGCGATCGGTGGTATGGGGTGCAGCATGTCTTCTCTAGATGGAAAGGGTGACAACGCTCACATGTTTTCACTGGACGACTATGGAAAGTCTTTACAGCCACCTATGACGAAGGAGTTGGAAGAAAAGATAAGCAAAGATGTTTCCAAGGGGCAGCCATATACAGAGTTAAAGATGTAAAGCGTTTAAACAGTAATCATGAAGTTAGTTACAATTCAAGCGGCTGCTTTCAAATCCACTTTTGAAGTACTGAAAGACATCCTAAACGATGTCAACATCTACTTCAGAAAGGAGGGTATGTTCATTGTTACACTAGACACAGCTCGGACATCTCTCGTAGACATCTTCCTCTCCGCTGATAATTTTGAAGAATACTCGTGCGACCAGGAGGAGGTCATCGCTGGCATTAACATTTCCAACACATTCAAGTTGCTCAAGACAATCACGAACAATGATGTTCTTCAGATTGAAATCAACTGCAAGGAATATATGAACATCACAATTTCCAGTGATACCAAAAAGACAAACACCAAGTTCCAACTGAAACTGTTGGATATCAACGAGAGTCGCATCGAGGTTCCGGATGTTGAGATGACGACTGTGACGACCCTACCCTCTATCGACTTTCAGAGGTTGTGCCGAGACATGTCCAATATCGGAAACTATATCGAAATCATCCGAACTGGTAAGGAAATCAAATTCAACTGCGAAGGTGATTTCGCGAACCAAGAAACGTCGATCGAGTGTGTGGAGGAAAGCCCGACCATCTCAGGTCTGTATAGCCTCAAATACCTCAACATTTTCACGAAAGCCACGAGTATGTGTGCTTCTGTGCAGATTATTCAGGAAACTGGTAATCGTTTCCTCATTCTCAAATACAACGTCGCGAACCTTGGAGAGCTCAAGTTCTATCTTGCCACTAAGGTATCCGAAGATCAGTAGTGAAACCTTCAAGTGTCGATACGGTTTTTTTCATACCTAAACCGTTCACTAACATGATCTTGGGGAACTTGCTCTTCAAGTGCTCGTGATCGTAGTATAAAAAGTCCTTAAGCGGAACTTTCTCCTTGTGAAAATCACCCCTTGGACCTGCGTATCTCTTGACTTTGTCGGTGATGTTTGTGATGGGTTTGTCATCATGAT